AGTTCCTGTTGCTTTAATAGTTGGTTACGGAGCGGCAAGAATAATTTCTTTTGGTAGGCTAGCAACTATCTTCTTTTCTTCTGGTCCAGATGGACTTTTAATCGCCCTCTTTATATGCTCTGGTAATTGAATGGCATAAGACTTTGTATTAGAGAACGATGCCAAAGATCCCCCAATCACTTCAATAGTAGAAGGATTAAGAAAAGTATATTTCCACGGCACTTCCCTTTTCTTTATTTTTTCCTTGCCTATATTTTTTATGTCTACTTCCGCCATAGTCTTAAATAGGTTTGCTCGATCACCCAAAGAGAATTTGGCTGTTTGTCTCCTAATGACCACATTCGCCGTTTTATAAAGGTTATTTAAAAATCTCTCTGATCTTTCCTTGCCAGATACTTTTTTAAACCAATTTCTATAGAATACCTCTATTCTTTTATCTGGATGAGAAATCCTAACTCCCTGACAAGCAAAATCAGCCATAAGATCAACAATATTTCTAATCAATCCAACCTTATTATATACTTTCTCAGCTAATGCAATGATGTCTTTAGTTTTAGTTGGAACAGCCTCACCAGACCGAAAAGAATCATAGTCTCTACGAGTCAGACCCGAACGACCAGAAGTTGAAGGAAGAATATTAGAAAAGTTTGCTGTACCAGCACTAGAAAAATCTAAACGCTCATATTCTGCAACCGCCGAATTCATACTAGATACCGCTTCTTTGCTGATATTCTCGCCAGCCCAAGAAACATAGCTAACTTCAGGCTTATTGTCTCTATTTTTTATTTGTGTCATTTCAATACCATTGTAATTCTATTGTATCCTCTATCAATAGTAATACACCCTTTTTTCATATGCTGTTGTAAAAGTCTTCAGAGTTTTTAAGCCATTCTGGCGCATTAGAATAAATATCTCCATGTTTTGTTTCATCTATGTCCTCTATTATCCCGCCTATAGAGTCAAACTGTAAAGTAGTAAGCTGTTTTCTACTTTGCCTAGCAACCATATTGGCAATGAGTAAAGCTGAGTAGCGGTCTTTTCTCAATCTGCCCTTTTTTCCAGTTTCTAATTTAATTTCTGGGGTATCCCATCTATCTCTACTATTTACTCCGGTTCCAGTCTTAGTAATAGCAATAGTCGTCAATTCCTTTTTTAGTTCTTCTATTTCTAGTACACAATCCTCTAAAGTGTCAAATAAGACCAGTTTTTGTTTTCCGTGTTTTTCTTCAAAGTCCCGAATTCTCCTATAATCATCAGCTACGGCAAACTCCAAGCTTACAGGATCAAAACAAGGAAGTAATAATACCATATTTTCCATATCTTGACGCAATCCATGATTAGCCCCAGACAACCACTCATATCTCGCAAACTGAACTAATTCTAATATATGAAGCCCAGGTTCATTATCTGTTTCCGATGCTTTGCCTTCATCTATGATGGGCCAGATTGGGATTTCCCCTAATTGTAGATTGTTTTTATTATGCAGCGCCTCCATGACGGCGATACCTCCTCCTTGGGCATCTAGTCCTACTCTCTCACACGGGAACACCGTCATTAGTTCTCTAATTTTCCTTGCACAAAAAGCATAAAAGTCATTTTCCTTTGTTTCTCCCGATTTAGATCTTTTTATATGTTGTCTTCTAGTAGTCGTCCAACAATAAACTAATTTACTGTGTTCTTGTCCTAACTCTACTATTACTACGGAAAAATTGTCCGATTCAGATGCCGGATCAACTCCAAAAACATATTTTTTATTTGGATCTCCTCTTACTTGTGCATCAAAAGGTTTAGAACACCATCTCGGCCAATTAGCTTGTTCTACATTACTATGATTAGCCACACACCTTTCTATTAGGCTTCTCTTAAAGAAACCGTTACTATCTTTGGTGAATACGGCCCCATATTCCATCTGGAATAAACCGGTGTGAGTCGTAGCTCTAGCCCTAGCCAACATAGTATCGTCCATGAATCCTCTAGGAACTAATTCGCAAGGAATTCTAATAATACAGAAATCTTTCCAATTGAATCCTTCGGGTACTCCTTCTGGATATACGTCTTTTAACTTTTCTGGATCTCCACAACTCTCTATGATAGTTTTATACTTACGCCAATATTCTGCAAAATGCTGAAAATCATATCCTGCTGTCCCAGATAAAATAGATTGATTTCCCCCTTGCTTATAATCATCTAATCCATCCGTATGCTCTATCCCCAAACTCTTTAAGTATGCCATCTTAGATTCTCTTTTAACATTATCAATAGGATTGGCAGTAACAGCGGCAAAACCTTGGACAACGGTTTCATAAATATCTGGAGGTACAGAGCTAAATTCGTCGCATAAAATTATATTGGCACGAAGGCCTCTAATTTTGTCTCCATTACCCAAAGGAATGGCGATAGCTGTGTTTTCACCTATAGTTATAGTACATCTATCTACGTCTCTACGAACCCCTTGTCGTTCTCCTGAACATAAACTGCGTAAACGTGAAGAATTCCTCCAAACGGTTTCCATATACTCAAAAATAACTTTAGCTTGTCTAAAAGCAGCACCAACAATAATTATCTTTACTCCGGCACCACCAGCTTTAGCTGGGGGAGTCAATATCATTTTTAACAAACAATATACAGCCATTATATAAGAATTATGAGTAACTACATGATTAGTAGTTATATATGTATGATCTGGATTATCAACAGTAATACATTGCATATCTTGATATTCATCTGTTTTTTCTACTTCTACTATAGAAACATACTTTTCTCTACTAGTAGAAATGTTATTACTTATTCGATCTAATTTTCTTGGCAATTTAAATATTGGCTCAGAAGTATTAATAAAAACCCTAAAATAATGTCCTCTAGTTCCTTCCGTACCTTGTGGTAATATATGTTTTTCTCCTTCTCTATTATCTTGAGATTTTGTACAAGTAATTCCTAAACTCCTCAAAATTTCTATCAAATCATCAACCAATTGTTCGCAAGTATTGGTAAATTCACTCGATCCATATTTATTTATAGATCCATCTGTATCCATCAAACCACGAACAATTTCTAGTCTTTGTTCAATAGATCCTCTTTTATATTCTTCTGGAATAAATTTTGCTTTGCAATTAACGTTTAATTTTAGTTGCTTGATATCTTGATGCAGTCTATTCCCTACTTTAGCTATATGTTTTTTATTCCATCTATTGTCACATTCTACATAACATTTATCGTTGTCTACTATAGTATAATTATTATTAGTTTTATCTCTTGATATTGTAAAGTCATCTAAGATATTACAAAATTGCTGAATAATAAAATCATCATCACTAGATATCCTGGGAGTAGGACCTTTCATAGATCCATCTCCTAACAAACAACCTAATATATATGGATCAATTAATAAATCTTGTTTTTCATATTGTATAGCTTCACAATTCGGTATGCTATATGGATAATTACAACTGCTTGTAGATTCTTTAGATTGTAATTTTAATTTTCTATCAAAAAGCTCTTTAGTTGAAAAAGTTCTTTCTCTTTTTTGATATTTAACAACCCATAAATGGTCTTCACAACATTCTACCGACCTTCCATCTATTAACTTTAACCTATAAGTACGCTTTTTCCCTTGAGGATGAATAGCTACTATATTATGAAGTTTTCCATCTCTTCCATACGCTTTATCACCAACTTTTATATCTCTCATTTTAACCCAACCAGTAGAAGTTTGTATTACCTCATCTAACCCAGTCGCCTTGCCGTAACCTCTAGTTGCTATATACATAGGAAAAGTTTTATCCCACATTTCCTGCATAATGACACATTGTTGTGGAAGTAAATCTACATTAAGAAATACTTTACAAGCATAACCTATATAGTCTACATCATTCATTACTCTAAGTGGAGTAATTCCCCATTTCTCAAAATCTTCTTCTCTCGGCTTTAATATATCTGAAAAAGAATGTTTGCTAGTATCTCCTAGACCTAACCAAACGCCCTCTAATATTTGTTCGATATCTATATTAGGTTTGGCTAGCATTATAGACCTCTTTCATGATGTTCGTAACTAGATAGACAGAATTGTCTCTGTCCTCACCAAAAATAACATGAATATCATATTCTATCTGGATTCGAGCGATACATTTCATTAAATATGCAGGTGTGATTTTTAGTTTTTTCATTACAGAACGCGGTAGATCAGATCCATATGGAAACATTTCAACATCACTTACCGAAAATTCAAAAATTATAAATCTATATTTGTAATCCTTCATACGCTGCATTTCACGCCAAAACCTACTCTGGGTTATATTATTATAAAATTCTGCTACACTAGCTTTTCTCTCAATAGCTAGTTGGTCTTCAAGACCCTGTATAGAATAATCTCCACTATCAAGTTTAGTAACAATGACTTCGTTTATTTTAGAGGAAGTAAATAAATAAGGTAATTGCTCCCTGGAGTCGATTATAACATTAAAGCTCAAAATACTTATCTCCCTTACTCATATTATCTTTTGCCCATAAAGGCTGGAGATTGGTATAGTGACAAGCTGCTCGAAACTCAGTCCTATCTTCTAAATCGAAGATAGACAATGGTTTTATATGATCTATATGCCATTTCCCATAATTGTCCCACGACATATTTTCCGTAAATTTATTTTCTAAATGATTTTTAAGTTCTTCTACGGTACATCCTAAATCCTTAACGGCTGATCCTATTTTAGTTAATCCTTTTACTGCTTTATATAACCTACCACGTAAATTAACTTTTATCTTATGAATAGGATCATTTGCTCTTTTTTCTCTTTGATGTATTCTTCGTTGTTTTTTATTCTTTTCTTTATTATCTTCTATCCATTTTTTAACATATATTTTACGCTTTTCTTTATTGTCTTCGTAATATTTTTTATTATCTATTTTAAATTTGTCTTTATTGTCCTCATAATATCTTTTCTGTTTTGCTTTAATCTTTTCTTTATTGTCGTCTCTATATTTTTCAGCATATATGTTTGCCCATTCTTTAATCTTTTCTTTATTGTTCTCCTTATATATTTTCTCAACTGCTTCAATTCTTTCTTTGTTGTCCTCTTTATATTTTTTATTATATATTTTAATCTGTTCTCTGTTGTCTTTTCTCCATTTCTTCATATAGAGTGCTTTTTCTTCTTTAGTTTTCATAATGATACCTAGCCCGTTTTTTTACATCTCCAATAGGATCGTCAGAAACTGCCATATAACCACAAGTTATCTCTTCTATTGTATTAGTCGGTATAGTATCTACATCATGAAAAATAATTATGTTAGCTCGTAAACCACGAATTTTATCGCCGGTCATAACTGGCATAAAAGTTACTACATTATTACCGGGTAACGTCATTATCAGACGATCAATCTCTCCCCTACGAACATGTTCCACACCATAGTCTTCTAATAGTTGAGTAAAGTCTCTAGCAAATGCTTTAGCCCTTTGCCAAAATTGAGCAGTTACACAAACTTTTTGATCAGTTTTCCCTACAAGAGAAGCAAACAAAAAACTAACCATATCTATATAGACATCAAAATAACGCCATTCATCTTTAGTCACAACTTTGTTAATCATAATTTCTCCTGAATCAATAACTTTAAAAATCTCGCATATTCCAGTTCGTTCTTAGTAACTACCTTATGATGTATTTTACAAAGACAAATCCCGTTATCCACTGTATATCTTAAAGTAGGAAATTGCGCCCAAGGATAAATATGATGAACTTGTATAGCCCTCTTTCTACCACACTCCGGCCACTTACAAGTTTTCTGATCTCGCTTACGTACTGCCCGCCTAAAAACTTTGTAGTCCAAATCCTCATAATTACGTGACATTACGACTAGTCTTCTTTTCTTCTTTAGATCTACGTAGAGCTATTTCTGGTGTTAGTAAAGGAGTATCCACTTGTCCATCCATATATTCGTGATATTCATATAATTCTTCCCTAGCTTTGTTTTGGGCCATTTTCATCAATTGGGCCTTCCGCGACTCTTCCTTCCGGTATTTTTCATCATCAAGCATTGTTATATAGCCCCAATATGTATCCTCGTTGGCCTTTATATCGCGCCGCTCCTCCCGATTCGCCTTCAACTTTTCCGATATTTTCTCGATCTTCTCCAGAATCTTTTTTAATGCCTCAGTATG